CGTGTTACCGCCGTGAAAGGGCGGTGTCCTAAACCACTAGACGAAGGGGTCGTCTACAACTTAATGAACAGTCGGATATACCGGCTCCTCATCTTGATCTGGATGCCAATGAGTTACATCACCAGTTAACCATCCATAGTCACATGCAAATACATGCATGTCAGGATATTCAGTACCATAGTCATCTACGTATATACCTTCATACCATCCTCTATGAATGCCTACTATTTCGAAATAGTACCAAACATTTTCGCCTACTTTAGGCAATCTTTCATTTACATCAATCCACATACCATTCTCCTTTAAGTTGGTGCCCACGGTCAGACTCGAACTGACAAGGCAGATGCCGAGGGATTTTAAGTCCCTTGTGTTTACCGATTTCACCACGTGGGCGGTGGCCTGCCCTAGAGGATTCGAACCTCTGACCCACAGCTTAGAAGGCTGTTGCTCTATCCAGCTGAGCTAAGGGCAGACATATTGTGTACCAACTTAAATGTTATTAGGTATTGCGAGGTAACTTTGTTGCTTCTTCAACTAAACTTTGAACAGTTGCAAGATCGTTACACACAATCTTTGCCGTTGCCCATTCATCGTCATCGTCACGACCACCGACTTCAAATACAAAACCGTTGTCTAGTTGTCTGATGGTGATATCTTCATCGACCTTTGATAACTTATCTATTAACTTCATTAACATATCCTTTTTAGAGTGGCGGTGAGACAGGGATTCGAACCCTGGGTACCCATTGCTAGGTACAACAGATTAGCAATCTGCCACTTTCGGCCTCTCAGTCACCTCACCTTTGTTTAGTTTGTATAATATAGCAGACTTACTTAGTGATGTCAACCGTTAGTTTGCCATTTTATAACTTTAAATTATTTTGCAGTGCAACAGGTAAATACCACGTATTATTGCATATCTGTTAACAATTTGTTATCAGATTAGTGTATTAATGCTAAAATAGCAATAGTGTTTTTCCCAAACAACTGTTGTAAATTGGGCATTACTACAATAAATAACATTGAGCGACCTCAGCTCATAAAAAATGAGTGGCACTAGGAAAGACTAGGGCATATCCCATGCCTTACAAGTGGTACTGAAAGACAGGTATCGTGGTGACGCCGGAAGAGACCGGGGTATTGCTCTCCTCAAGCACACATACACATACAGGAGTAAAAAGAATGAATACAATCCTATATTGGATGACATTACCGTTACGAGCAGTGGCGAATTTCTTCGAAAGTATTAACAATGCTCGAGATATTGAAGAATATCTCGGACAATCTACAGATCATGCAGATCTAGAGCGCAGACTTCACAATCTTCGCTATGGTAACCATTTTGGTAATAATAAATTAAGAGGATTAAACCTATGACCGTAACAGTACTTGACAAAACAATCACATTAGACAACCCTTTTAAAGGCTTTGGTAAGAAGTTTTGGGCTAAGATGGAAGCCTGGGGCGAAGTGCATGCTCAGAATGTTATTCGTCAGCATTGGCATCAACTTGATCCAGACACACAAAAAGAATTTCTTAAGCGTTGGAATATATCTAACTAAGAATTATTGGGAAGAGTAGTAATTACTCTTCCCATCTTTCTATATCTTCTTCAACACATTCTTTCCCATATTGAATTTCAACAACATGACAAGGTTCAGGAAATGGATTCATTAACTGATGCCACATTGTGTTGGGAATAAACGTACTCTGCATAGGACCCATAACTGTGGGCTCTTGCTTTTCATCTGGAGTATTGACTACACAATGTCCTTTATATACCATCCAAAACTCACTGCGCTTGGTATGACGTTGCATAGATAATTTCTGTCCCGGATCGACTACTAATTCTTTAACTTTAACACCTTCTGATTCAAAAACTACCTTATAATAACCCCACGGACGCATGGTTTTAGGTGCTTGTATGTTTTCTACTAGTGTGCTACTACTATTGCGTTTGTCAGTGCCGCCAACACCAAAAACAAGTTCACACTTAGGATGCGATGCCCATAACCGCTCTTCTTTAGGAAGAGCTTGTACGTCAGACCGATCGCCGCCGTTACAAAATGCTACTTCACTAGCACCCAAACTCAGTGCTTTAAAGATTGCACCACTTGCTGTTCCATCTGAATCGTCCCAGCTAATAACTTTATCTACATCAGCCAGTGCTTTTATAATAGACACCCGTTCTTGAAAGGGCATAAACACAAAACCTTTTTTGCGAACAAGCCATTCGTCACTGTTTACGCCAACCCAAACTTGTTCGCCATATTCTCTAGCGGCACGTATCATTTCGATATGACCGCTATGTATAGGATCAAACCCACCTGTTACTAGTGATACTTTCATAATACGTGTCTGTGCCAATCCTTGTCAAACCAACTTGTTATTAAGTCTTCTTGTCTAATATATCCATTAGCATCCAAACTTTTTGTTGCACTTGGATTTAACAACTGCATGTCTGCTAGTTGATACAAACTTGTTTTAGGATCAATTGGGTCTCCTGCTTTGTAAACTGCCGCATGAATCCAAGGAACATAATCATGTACCTCTACTTTAAAAAATGCATCATTACAATCAAAGCCACATACTGCTAGCATGTACATCAAATTAACAATGTTATGTGGATATAGTGTTCCGTTGTATATGCGGAAATGAACTTTGTTGTTGACATATCCTGCATACTGAGGCATAATGATGATTAACATTCCATCTTTGACCATCATCTTGTTCCAGTTACAAAGAGTTTGTAATGGATTCACTACATATTGAAACGCATCATGGCACCATAACAAATCAATTGAATTGCCAACAACACCTTCTTTTTCGAAGTCGTTGGTTATTAGTTTAACATTTTTTAGTTCTTTAACTTTTGGGTCTACTTTGTCTACTATATCAACAGAAGCTACATTATAGTTTCTAGGCTGAGGAGGATCATCTCTAGTAGAAAGCGTAGCCCACCAATTAGTGTCTAATCCTGATCCGCATCCAAAGTCTGCAATGTTTTTAATACTGTCAAGAAAACTATCGTACTGATATATTTGATTAAGTGTTTTAAGACTATGCAGATGACTTTGATGAGGGCTTACAAAATGATCCATGTTTGAGAATATCCAATGTTACTTGTTTACTATAATTATCTAATTTAGAACTGAACTCTTGATTTAATTGCTTGATATCGTATTCAGTTAAGTTATCTGCAAATAACGTGAGTTGTCTAAGTTGTAGTGCATACATGTCTAGTTCTGCTTGCCAACGTTGTAGCTTAAACATGTCCTGCCATTCTGCTTTAGGTTTAGCATCACGTAATGCTTCCCATCGATTTAAATTTTTTCTAATACTATTGGAGTGTAACATCTTCCATGCCCGCCGTACGTAGTTTTACAATATGTCCGAGCATCCATTGCTTGTTATCCAATCCTTTGTGTATACCTAACCACTTGTTTCGCAACAAGCTCACTTCGTTGATAAGGGTTTCAAAATCAATAACATCGTCTTCGCCGTCAACATATTTTTCAGCGTCTCTACTACTCAACGCTCGAGCATATCCTTCTAGATATTTTTGGAAATGTTTACGTCGAATTTTTCTAAGTTGTATGTTGAGAAACTCGAGCACCGCTTCAATCTCTTGTAGTTGATTAAAACGGTGCTCGGTTATTCCTGGCATCTCTTTTAAGTTAATTTCAATGATGCCTGATATCTTTGCATCTTTACGTGCTTTTTCAAGTTCAGCTTCGTAGTATGCAATGAATGCAGGCAGTTCACCAAGGTCTTTAACTACACGATTATACCACATAAATCATTCTTCGTCATATTTCCATTCGTCTTCGTCTTCGTCATCTACATAATCATCAAAATCATACTCGTTATAAGCATTGGTTAGATAATCACAGTTAATAGCTTTCACTAGTTCCTGTAGTTCAATCTCATCCATGCTATCAACTAGTAATCCCATTAAATGATCTGCGGCTCCTTGCCGATTACCAGATGGAACATAATCGATTAAGATAGTGTATGTTGTTACCAGACTTTCCGTGTCTACGACTTCGCTCATATTAAACCTCTTGTTCAAACGCCTCTTCTAGCTCAGTATCTACCTCCGGAACGGTAGGCTCTCGATAATTTTGCATTATGGAATCTAAACAACTGTTTTCGTTACGTTCCCACGCTTTACGATACTCTTTGGTTTCTTCACCTGTTGACGAGATGTATTTTAACCTATTACCGTCTTTCTGAAGAATTCCTTTTTTCTCGAATAAGTCTACAAGACCGCTGTAAGGATTCATACCTGTTTCATAAGGAATTTTAACCTGCACACCTTCAAAAGGTTTTGCATAACGAGTTTTCATTACTTTACAAGCGGCACGAATGCCATTCACATCGCTTACTTTGTTGCCGTCCTCATCTTCTTTGAGTTTGAGCTTACGCATAGCAACAACAATACTTGATGCATACACGAAACCTTGTCCGCCTGAGATCTTATCATCTGGATCAAACATATCTTGTGATGCGTATGTATGGTTAGTACATACCATACCAACGTTATGCGATCCAAACATATTAACACAGTTACGTACCAATGCTGTTAGTGCTTTAGGCTTACGACCCATATCACCTTTTAGATCGCCTTTGTCAAATTGATCTACGTCAGTGGGTGTGAGCAACATACCTAAACTATCAATAACAAACAATACCTTAGGTCGTTCTTCTTCGGTCATACTCTTGTAGTCTGCCATGAACGTGCTAATAGTTTTAGCAACGTCGTCAATCATGCTCATGCTTAGTTTTAGCAGTTTGCTCTCGTCTGTGTCAACACCTAGTGCATGTAGCCATGCTTCGTCTAGTGCGTTCTCACTGTCAATTAGCACAACAAAGATACCTTGCTCTTGTGCGTTTTTAACAATGTTGCCGGAGACAAAGTAACTTTTGCCTGCACCGCTCTCGCCAGCAAATACAGTTACCTTACCCATAGGAACTCCCTTGTCAAACTCTCCGCTGACAAGATAATTTAGTGCATAGTTTCCTGTTGAAATCCAATCTGTTGGATCATGGAAACCAATTGTCAATCCGTTGATTGACTTTGTAATATCTTTACGAAATTTACTTACGTCAAATGGTTTAGCCATATTTTTTCCTACCTTATTAAAAGAATCTGCGAGATCTCGCTGGTTACCGAATGGAGATTTTTGCCGGAACTCGCAGTATAATATTCTTTGTTTCTACTTAGCTAGAAGCTTGTCTGCTACGAATCATAGCAAGAATATCTTCAGTCCTCTTAGTCGATCCGCTTTCTTCAGTTGCAGGTTCTGCAACTGGAGCAGTTGCAACAGCAGGCTCTTCAGCTACTGGCTGAGGTGCTGGTGCTGGTGCTGGTGTCGCTTGAGGTGCTGGCGCTGGAGTACTATCTTTCGAAGTACTATTTGATCCGCCACCTTGAAACCCACTGGGCTTGTAGTAAGATGCAAATTTGTCAGGATCATAAGCCTGACCGTCAACTGATGCTTCAAACATTTCTGTTAGAACCTTTAGTTCAGTTTCGTTAGGCTTTTTAGGTAGGAAGTCAGCAAGGTTATGCAAACCGTATTGGTCAACTGCCGCACGTTCTACTTCAGTAAGTGCAGATTCCTTACGAGAATACTTAGAAGTGCTGTAGTCAGCATATCCACCTTTGCTGGTCTTAACAACACTGAAGTCTAGACCACGCTCGTAATCAGTTGGAAGTTCTTCCATCTCTGGATCCATCAGAGCCGCTTTAACAATGTTAAAGATCTGAGGACTAATAATAAACCTACGGATTGGATTCTCAGGCGTTGAGTCGTCTGCAAGTGAACTTTCACGTACAAAGCCTTGGAACAAGTAAGAACGCTTCTTCCAATACTTACGACCCATTTCCTCAAGACTTGAGTCTTTGAACCATGTACGTACTTCTGCAAGAATAGGACAACTATCGCCCCACATCTCTACGCAGGGTACCTGTACAATCTGAGGTTTGCTATTAACGTCTCCTTTGATCCCATTGAATGGAAGTCGGATCATGTTGCGCTCTACCCAAAAGAAATCATTCTTTGTGTCAGAGTCTGGAAGGAAACGGATTCGGGAAGTTGAGCCCTCTGGAATATTCCAATGAGGGAAAATGGCGTTGTCGCCACCTGTAGTGTTACCGCCTGTGCGGGTTTCTTGAGCTTGTAGTTTTGCTCGGATTTCAGCCAATGTAGCCATAATGTTTTCTCCTTTAATGTGCCATAATGTTTTTGCCTGAGCACATACACACAGTATATGCTAGTTTTATTTAGCAGTCAAAGGAAAATTTTACCAAAATAGATTTTATGAAATGCCAGCTAGTTTTTTAAGATTGTCTACTGATTCTTCTTTTGGTTCTTCAGCTGGCGCTTCGGCGTCAGCAGGCGCTTCGGCGTCA